TTATTATTGTGAGTAAAGAAAATAATACTTTAACAGAAGTAGCCGTACCAAGTGAAGTAAGTAAAGATGATATTATCTTAACAGTAAGAGAATTATTAATGATTATGGTGGATGAGGAAGTATTTAATAAAGCGGTTACTAAGGAGGTAGGAGATGTACATAGAGGAATATTTAAGAAATAGATTACTCTACAATAATACAAAGAACTATAAGACTTTATGTAGAGTAGCTAGGTGGGTAGAGAGTTCTGGTGATTGTGAAGTATATGTATATGAAGATTTTAATGAAGAAAGCAGAACAAATAAACAATTCTATAGAATAGATATTATAGGTAATGATAAAGAAATATATACTAGAACTAATATAATATTTGGATGGTTAGTAGCCCACTTTGTGGAAGATATGAAGAGAGTAAAAGAAAATGTTGAAGCACGAGCTTAACTTTACTGATGAGAATTTATTTAACTGGATAGATTTATTTGTAGATATAAACTATATCAAATCAAGAAAACGTCTCTCCCCTCAAAGGTTAAAAGAATTGTTAAAGAAGAATATAATGAAGTCTTGTAAATAAGTTCACTACCATTACTACATAAGGATTTAAGACGGTTAATGAAATTAAATTTTAAATAACTAAAAGGTAGTTAAAATAGACTTCAAGCCTTATGTAGTATGAGAGAGAACCCCGAAAACTAAAAAAGGCGGATGTGGTATAATTATAATAGAAGTAAAATTCTCAAAATACCTTTCCTCCTTTATGGTAGATAATGACTAGTTAAGGTTAGAGAATTATCCTTAACTTTTTCTTTTTTTAGGAGTATTTATGATAGACGCAACCCATCAAAAGTTTATAGACTTTTATCTTCAATCCTATAGCCCAGAGCTTGCAGCTATTAAAGCTGGTTATCCAAAGGAGGAAGCTTTAAGTATAGGGATTGACCTACTGGCTAATGATGAGATAGCGGAAGCAATATCAGTAAGAGAAGCTCAACTTGATAAAGCAGCAGCTAATATGAAGATGACAAAAGAAAAACTCCTAAGGACTTTATACTACCAATATTCACAAGCGGTTAAGTTTAACAAGACTACAGATGCTCTGAATATTCTGGAGAGGTTAGCTAAGTGGAGTGGATTACAGCCTGATGAGTTGGTTATTAACCCCGTTAATCTGGTTATTAATAATGTAGAGGAAGGTAAGATATAAAGCGTTTAACCGCCACAGGGCTCTTAAAAATCCGCAATTGAGATGAGTGGTCTACACAGTGACTAGGGACTGAGGTAGCTAGGAGAGATAGGGTACTAAGGGTTTTGGGACTGTCAGGAGAGACTGAACCTATCCCCTGTACAGGGTAAGACATAAAGGAGGTGATGTTAATGTCATATACCGTCAATTTGTTACCAGCACAAAAAGAGTTCTGGGAAATACCACATAACTATGATAGAGATATAGCTCTTTATCAAGGCGGATATGGCTCCTAGCTGGCAAGACTTTTTGTGGAAGCCTTCTAGGTATAACACTCGCTCTAAAGTATGCTGGTATTAAGGGATTAGTCGGAGCACAAACATTACCTCTATTAAGAGATACAACACTAGCTACATATATTGAACACTTAGATAAGTTAGGATGTCCTTATACTTATCTAAAGAGTGAAAATAAATTGGTATTCCCTAATAAATCTGAAATACTATTCAGGTTCTTAGAGGAAGATAGCAAACTTAAATCTTTAAACTTAGGTTTTATTGAGATTGAAGAAATGAGTGATACCCCTGAAAGTACATTCAGGATGTTGTTATCACGTCTACGTCAAGAGAAGAAACCTGAATGGGGGAAAGATTTTAAGTATAGATTATTTGGTCACACAAACCCCCAACAATCTTTAGGATGGATATATGAGTATTTTAAGAAAAACCCACAACCTAATTATAGACGTATTATTGCTCCCACCGCTCAAAACATATATTTACCTGCAGGGTATCTTCAATCGCTAAAAGAAGTTTACTCTGATGAGTATTATAGAATAAATGTTTTAGGTGAGGATTGTAGCGAAACAGATACGTTAGTTACAAAAGGTTTCAACAAAGAAGTTCAAGTCCGTAGTGATTTAAAACTAGACAAGAGTTTACCAATCCATATTACCTGCGACTTTAACGTAGACCCTATGTGTTGGTATATAGCTCAAATTAAAGATGGTAATATATATTATCTTTATGAGGTTGTTAGAGAAAACACCACTACAGACGCTACAGCACAGGACGTAGCTGAACTACTTTATGATTGTAAACATTTACCAATAGAGATAAACGGAGACGCTTCTGGAGACTTTAGAACTACTAAAGGTGTTGACTATGTTTACTTACGTAATAACTTAGAACGTAATGGTTTTAAGAATGTTAGTTTAAAAGTAACCCATAAGAACCCTCCGATTGAATACAGGATATCTTGTTGGAACAATATGATTAAAGGTGCTGGTGATACCCACCATATCTTTATTCACGAACAATGTAAATATTTAATTTACAATATTGAGAACCTAGAAGTTCAAGCTGGTACAAGTAAACCTAAGTTACCAACTGCTTCAAGGATTAAGAGCGATAGCAAGGCTAAGTTCTTAGGACACCCAATAGACGCTGCAAGTTATCTTGTATGTTTATATTTTCCAGTTAAACGTATGACAGTAGATAACTTCAAAGAACAATCAAATAATATGGGTGTTGATATATTTGGTGGTAAGTACGATAAGAGATTAATATAGGAGACAAAACCTTGGTGAGTTTTTTCTATAAGGCAAATAGGAAAGTTAGATTAACTCCTGAAAAGAGAGATACAATATCAAGTGAAATTAATAACCTTTTCAAATCTTACTATACTGATTTAGAAGTACCGAAGGATGAGACAGCAGCTCTACTTAATGAGTTGTATCCTTCTTTGAAAACTAATTCAGATAAGATTAATAAGATACCTAGTATCTATGAACAATATAAAACTTATATGAGTGCTTTACACAGAGCTTGTTATCCTAGCTTAGAAGCTATCGTAGATATTAGAGGTTTAGACTTAAGAAGTAACGATTTAGCAGGTACTTACAAAGCAAGTCTTATCTATGATTGGTATAATATAGATTTAATCTCAACACTAGATAAAGTGCTTGATGATTGGGTTAAAAAAGGTGAAGCTGCTTTATATGTTTGCTGGAAAGAAGAAACTGTACAGATAGAACAGGATGTTCCAGTAGTTGAGTATGATGTAGAGAATATGATACCTAAGCTTTCTACTGAAACAGTTAAGAGAGATTTACAAACCTTCAAGGCTGTAGATGTAAAAAGGATAGACCCATTTAATCTATACTTCGATAAATCCCAAGTAGATAACTGGGAGCACTGTCGTAAGATATACAGAGACTTTGTTCCTGTTGAAACAGTGTTAGCTAATGAGGGGTATAATCTAACTAAAGAAGAACGTAAAGATATTAGAGAGCTTGTATATAAATCTAACAAACAAAACAAAAACCAATATGAAACTAAGATAGACGAGAATACTAAAGTATACGGTTCTACTGTTGAAGTATTGGAATTTGAAGGCGATTTTATTGACCCTGATACTTGTGAAGTACTTTATAATATGGAAGCTACAGTAGTAGCTGGCAAGTATCTAGCAAGATTTGAGAAGTCAAGTAAACCTCAAACATCTATTATTTGGGGAGCATATCTTAAAAGGCCAGATACAGGTAGAGGTCAATCTCCTTTAACAATCCCTTCAATATTAAACGCTGTACAGAATATGTGTGCGGATATAATGATGACATCTTGGAAGCTAAATACTTATCCAACATTCTTAGCTCCTAAAGGTGCATTACCTCTCTACACAGATGTACAAGCAGGAAGAGTCGTAGAATATGAACCAGATATGATGAGTGGGGCTACGCCTACTAAGTTAGATTTTACTTCTGGGTTAAGAGGATTTGAGTTCTCTGATTTCTTCCAAAGAAAGATGGAGAATGCAACAGGTATTAACCAGTATATGCAAGGTGCTAATGATGGTAGCGTAAGAACTGCTAGTGAAGCAAGTTATATTCATAGTGGTGCTACAATGAGAATGGCAGAAGAGTCTCACCTATTTACCCACAACATAATATACAAGTTGGTTAGGAAGTATGCTTTGTTTAAAAAGGTATATGATACTGGTAATATTGAAATACCAGTTGGTCCTAATCAGTATGCTAAAGTAACAGATGAAGTAAGAAATGGTAATTACTACTTTATCATTGGGGGTAGCCAGTCTGCTGTAGAGAGAGATGGTGAAACCCAAAAGTTGTTTAACTTATTAGGTAGTCCAGTATTCCAATCATTATCTGCTGTGCTAGACCCAGTTACCGCAGCAGAGTTCATGAAGTGGATATTGAATAGAATGAACTTCCAAGACACTGACCAAGTAATGGAACTAATGACACTTAATGGACAGCTCTATAAGATAGCAGCTCAACTAGGAATTTCTAATAGTAGCTTCGCTGGATTTAGAAATGATATGTTAGCTAGGTTCCCAGAGCAAGTACCTAATATAGTTAATCAAATGTTGGCAGAAAAAAGAGCAAATGAAGTTCAGCAATAAGGAGGAAAGATGAATTACGAAATGGCTCAAAGAGTTAAAAAAGAAAGACGTTCTGAAAAGACTAAGCAAGATGAACTAAGAGCAAAGGCAGAGCAAGAAAAGTTTGAGGAAGCTAAACGCTTTATCGAAACTAGAAAGATATTTGCAGACCTACTTGAAGGTAGAGAAGATTTATTTAAGCAATGTAGGGAGTTCTTAATCCTTAATACTTTAATCCCAGAGATAGGGATGAATGATTTAGTAGACGCTAAGTTTGCTGCTGGTTACAGACTAGCTCTTGAAACAATAGAAGCTGTAGCTAAACAGTACAAGACTTATCTGGAACGTTATGAAGAATTGAGACCAAACAAATAAGGAGGAAAGTAAATAATGTCAGAAGAAATTACAAACGTTAATACGGTACAACAACCAACCACAACAGAAGGACAAACTGGGGCAGCGCCAGCTACCCAAGAAAACTCAATGGTTAATGTTAGTACAGAAAACAATACAGTAGATAATGTGCAGCCTGCTGTAGGGGAACAAGTTGAAAATGCACAAGCTACAGATATTACTGATAAGTTTGTAGAACCTAAACCAGATGTAAATGTGGAAGCTCTACAAAAACAAGTTCAGGAATATCAAGCAAAAGAGCAAGAGACAAGAGAACTGTTAAGCCGATTAGGTACTGATGGCACTACAGATATTCAAGTCTTGGAAGCTATCAAACAACGTGATATAATTGATAACCAAGCTCAACAAGCTTACGTAAAGCTTTGTAATAAGTATGGTGTTGATTATAGAGCTGAAAATATTGAAGCTTCTGCTAAAGCTCTTAAAGAAAAAGACCCACAAGCTTATTATGATTTACAGTATGAACTAGGGCAACTGGATAGTATTGTAAATGAAAAGAGAGGGGTTATTGATAATTTTATAACACAGAAACAAGTTCAAACAAATTTAAATAAGTATGGACAATTACTTAATGCTAGTCCAGCTTTAAAACAACAATTGAACTCTTATCTGAATACAGTACCATTAACTGACCCTGTTAATCAGATAGATACTTTTATGCAAATGGCTACAGCCATTCAGCGTGAAGCTATCGAGATTGGAAAGATACTTGCTCAACAGCAAGCACAAGCACAGTCTCCAGCTAACGTACTAAACAATAGCGTAATGGCTCAACAAACTTCTTACGCTGCTACTCCTCCAAAGACTTGGACTAGACAAGAGATAGCTGCAATGAGTGATAAAGAATTTGCTAAGTATGAAAAAGAGATTGATAGGGCGGTACGAGAAGGTAGAGTAATTTAATACGAAAGGATAAAACAATGACCGATATTACCCCAACTAATACAATCTCTGCTATGATACCAGAGGTATATACCAAGAAACTAGCAAGACAAAATAAACAATATACTAGATTTATTGAAAGAAACTGTAACCGTAACTGGGAAGGTAACCTATAATTTTGCCTTCCGACTAAAAACTCCGCTAAACGGGGAAGCCCTTCAAATTAATGGGTAATCCCGTACCAAGCTATCATAGCGATATGTAGAGAGGTCTAACGACTAGAGCTGAAACTCACGTAGTTAATAATGCTCCACGAAAACGGAGGATAGAATGAAAGAATATCAAAATAGAGAATTATTAACCCAAGCTTATGAAACTTTAGGTTCATTACAAAAAGTAGCTGACTATTATTAAGTTAGTAAGAAGTTAATTCTCAACTATATGAAGAAATTAGATATACCAAGAAATAAAAGAATAAAGAAAATTAAACCACCTGATACTTATCATAAAGGTTATATAACTACTTGGAATGGATATAAAAAGGTTAAAGCGCCTATAGACCATCCTTACAAAGATAATAAGGGTTATATAATGGAGCATAGATTAGTGATGGAACAAAGCATTGGTAGGTATCTAGATAAGAATGAAGAAGTTCATCATATAGATTATAATAAGATGAATAATGATATTAGTAATTTACTATTAGTTACTAAAACCGAACATAGACGTATTCATCTAAAAGATAGTATTCATCCTATTAAGATATAGTCTGAACTAACGGGATGATAAACCGTTAGATGTATAGGATAAAGAGCCTATACGATAACACAATGGAAATCAGAGGATTTGGCGATGTAGTTAATATCGCACTTCCTAAAGCAGATAACATCTCTGTTGCTATTACTGCTGATACAACTGATGTATGTCCTGTAGCTGCTGGTGTAACTGCTGATAACTTGAAATTGACTATCAATAACGTAGCAACTTTCTCTATGAAGTTCTCTGATACAGAACAGGTACAATCACAGTTCAATCTTCTTGATGGTTATGGTGCATTGGCTATGCAGAAACTTGGCGACTTGAAAGATAAACAGGTTATGAAATATGTTATCAACAAAGTTGTTACTGCTGGTACTAACCTAATCGGTACTGCTGCTGCTCCACAGGCTGTAACTAAAGATGATATCTATGATTATGTAGTTGACCTTGCTGTAATTCTTACAGAAGCAGGTGCATTAAATGGAGATGGTTACTACACATTTGCCGGTAATGAAGAGGAACCTGAATACTTAATGCCTGTTCTTACAGTAACACCTAAGATATTTGGTCTTATGTTGAAATCAACTCAACTTACTCACCCGACTGCTGCTGGTGATGAAGTTGTTAAACGTGGTGAACAGAGTATGATGGGTGGATTTGAAATTGACAAAAACACTGTACTTGCTAAATTCACTTCTACAGATATTACTGGTTTGGCAGCTGGCGCACAAATTTGTATCGCTTCTACTAAGATGGCTACAACTTATGCTAACCAACTTACTAAAGTAGAAAAATTGAGAGACCCTGATTGCTTCGCAGATATCGTTCGTGGTATCGAGCTTTATGGTTTTGAAGTAATTCACCCAGAAGCTGCTGCTGTAGCATTCTTTAAAATTGGCGCTGCTGCTACTGAATAATAACTTCGCTATAGGGGGTAAAACCTCTATAGCTCTTGTTAATTTAAAGATGGAGTAGATTAATGGGTAAAGGAAAAAATTATTTTGAATTATGTAACGATATTCTAACAGAGTTATTCTATGAAAAGATAGCTACATTTGAAGAGTTGGATACGTTACCAGAAGGAATTAAAGTTAAGCAAGACCTTAATAATGCTTTGTCTTTTATTTGTAATAATGAAGAAAGAGCTTGGAAGTTTAGAGAGGTAAGTAGATTTCTACAGCTAGTAGCAAAGCAAGGTGCTTATCCTCTAGAGAATGGCTTTATTAAATACCTAAGATATGCTGATATGCCTATAGTTTTAAGCTATATTGAAGGTCACGAATACTTAGCTTATGCAGAAGGAATGCCTTTGAATTACTGGATGGATGATGGAGAGATTAATCTTTATCCTGTACCAAGTGAAGACCAGAATGGTAGATTAATTAAGGTAAGCTTATTAACTTACGACTATGCTAAAGATAAATGTGGTGTAGCTAAACCTTTAATGGAATATGAGACTGATGAACCTATTATCCCAGCTCATCATAGAGATATACTTAAATGGAGAGTATGTTCTGACTGGAGAGGAAGCGTTAATGACGCTAAGGCTGCATTCTATGAAAGGAAGTATAAGAAAGCATACGCTGCATTATGTAACGACCAAAGATTAACAAGTGGTTATCCTGCTGGATTTGATATTATGCCTTCAAACAATACAGCACAGAATGCTATAATGAATGCGTTTTACAACCCTAGAACTAGGAGAATTATTTAATGGCTGGAACTATTTCATACTTCAACCTAACTGGTGGACTTAATACAATTCAAGGATTGGGTACAATTAACCAGACTAACAAACGTACCGAAAGTCCCGATATGAAGAATGTTGAGTATTATAAACTTGGTGGATTGATTACTATGAATGGTAATACTCAATTCGGAGATACTTTTGATAGTCCAATCTCGTTAGGTTATGAATATATATATGGTAACAATAAATATATGATTGTTATTACTACCAATAGTGAAGTGTTTATATACGATAAAGTATCTGGTAGTTTTAAATTAATATTCAAGTTTGAGAATAAAAACACACGTCATAGTATCTGCTCTTTTAATAACGGTATTATAATGAGTAACGGTATTGACGATTTAGTATTCTATCAATATGGTAGAAAAGATTTGATTACTACGGAAGCAAGTACAACTGGTTCTAATAATAAGGTTACTGGCACTAATACAAAATTCCTCACAGAGCTGTCTGTAGGTGATTATATCATACTTGGAAATGATGATAATACATTTGATAATAAATATAGAATAGTCTCAATAGAAAGCGATACAGAGCTGTCTCTAGATAGAAATTATCCTACTGCACAAACTTCTGTAGCTTTATATCTTAGTGATTTATCAGCTTGTAATGCTGTATTTAAAACACAAGGAGAAAGTCCTGTAGAAACTGACGTAAGAGGTTTAGCCTTAAACTCTTATAACGGTAGAATATTTGTAGGTGGTACTGATGGTATTCTTTACTACTCAGAGGTAGGACTTATCCATGGATGGTCACAAGAGTTTGGAGCTGGTGCTATTCCAGCGTTCTATGATGATAACTCTGACTTTACAGCACTAGGATTATTTGATAAATACTTAATAATCTTTAAGAGAGAAAGATGTTATTTACTGGATGGAAATGATGTTAATGATACTAACTGGACAGTAACACCTTACTCTTTGTATACTTGTGATAGTCAACAGTCTTGGATAGACGCTGATAGTTCTTTATTAGTATATTCAAGAAATGCTGGTGGTATTTATCCTGTATTGAAGCGTACAATATATAACCCTATCTTTCAAGGTAGTGAGTTGTCAATGAAGATTAGAGATAGTTTTCAGTTTATCAATGAAGCTAGATTTGATTATATATTCCCAGTATATCATCCAGCAAAGAAGTACGTTATGTTTTATGTGCCGTTATTAACTGGTAAAGGTTCTAATACAGCATTTATTTATGATGTTACTTCTAAGACTTGGCTAAAAAGAGAAGTACCTCAAAATGTTACGATAGCTTTTAGGTTTGATAATGAAATCTATATAGGTACTACTGATGGTAAAATTCTTAAAGAGTTTTCTGGTTTAACTTTTGACGGAAGTCCTATTGAATTCTACTGGAAGTCACCTTCATTTACATTCGGACAAGGTACTAACTTCTTATCAGCTAGAGAGTTTAGAATAAAGATGAGTGAGGAATATACCAATAACTTTAGGGTAAGAAACTCTAGGGATGGTAAGACTACCTATACCGAAAGAAAGATAAACAGTAATGAGAATGCTTTTATTGGTCTTGTATGGGATGTAGACGAGAATACAGAAAGTATTACAGATACCGTATGGGATGAAGATAGTTGGGTAGTAAGTAGTTATATTACTAAACGATTTCCTTTAATGAACCAGATATTTCAGACTATGAGTGTTGAGTTTTACGGTAATGGTTTGAATGAAGCTATGTGTATTTATGGGTTTGAAATAGATGGGGTACAATTAGAGGAAGTACCTTGGTAAAATATGGAGATTAAATAATGGGTAAGAAAACACCTTCAAGACCACAGTATGAGCAATTAGCTGATACTCCGTGGATTACAAGAAATAGAGAATTAAATACTAATTCTTATGCAAATCTTAATACTGCTCTTAATGATTTCCAGAACTTTAATATAAATAACAATGACTATTACCAATCAATAGCAGACGCTTATACTAATGCTCAATGGAATGATTTAAATAGAGCTTATACTCAAAGAGCTAATGAATTAGCAGCTAGAGAAAGACAAAGACTAGGTACATCAGGTGCTAGTTCTTCTGCTTACAATACGGATAGTCTTAATAGAAACTATGATTATTTAGCTAGTCAGGTAGCAGCTAATACCGCTAACCAATACAACAATTTAGTTAATCAAGCCTACAGTCGAGGTCTTTCTAATATAAATCTCTATAACTCTTTGTTTAATAGTTCTGGTGATGAAACACAAAGAGTAGATGAGAACAACTGGAAGATTAGATTACAAAACCAACAAAACAAATGGTTAGATGAGGTTGATGACGCAGGAAGTGGATTTGATATTGGTGGTGCTTTATCTGGTGCTGTTAGTGGTGCAAGTGCTGGTTCTGCATTTGGTCCTTGGGGAGCTGTTGCAGGTGCCGTTATGGGTGGAGCTACTGGAGGATTTGGTGGTAGCAACCAATCTAGTTCTACACTAGGAGGACAAGCAGGAGGCTTTTTAAATTCTTTAAATAGTGGTTCTACCTCTAATATATCAAGTCCTAATACTTATCAAACTTTCTCTGGTATAGGAAATACAAATACTGGATGGGGATTAAATACAAGCGATTTAACTAATAATCTTTCTAATAGTAACTTTGAAGATATATGGGGTAGGATATAATGGCAACAATAGAATGGTTATATAACAATTATAAATCAAGATTTCCTGATGGTAGACCTGACCAGTTTCTTAATTTAATGAAAAGGAACTTTCCTAAACAATACAATCAGGCTAAACAATATATAGAAAGAATGGCTAAACAAATAGAGGAAGTTGTAGAAAGAACTACAGAACAACCCAAACAAAAGAAACCTAAACAGTCTACTAAGAAAGTACCTACCTCTAATACTAATATAAATAAAGATTTAGATACTCTTTATGGTAATCAGGATAATAAACCCAAGCTTGATGATATTAAACAAAAGGTTGGTGGTGCTACTAAGTCAGCTCCTAAAGCAACTCCTAAAGCTGGTGGTGTATTAAAAGGTGTAGGTGGTAAGGTTGCTCCTGCTGCTGGTATAGCATTAGAACTTCCTTCTTACTGGAAGAATGTTACTGATGAGAATGCTGACTGGATGTCTCGTTCATTAGATACCTTAGGCTTATTAACTAAAGGTGGGTCTATTATAGCTGGTGCTACTGGTGTAGGATTACTTCCTGCTGTAGCTGGATATACGGGTGGTGCTGGATTACAAAAAGCAGCAGGAGATATTAGAAGTAGAAACGCAACTGATAAACTTCTGGCTAAAGATAGTCTAAAACCTTTAACTCCAGAAGAACAACAAAGATATAATCAGTATATTATAAACAATCAAGATAAAATGATTGCACAAACAAAACAACAGATGAAGGACTTAGATGGGATTAGGAAGTTTTATGAAGGTGCTGAACAAAGATTGTCTGCTATAGATGATACGCTAAACACATCAGAAGCGTCACAATCGAATTTAAGCGGTGTTAATTTTAATGGGAATGTAAATACACCTAAAACTAATTTACCCCCTGTTAAAACGCAATCTGGAGCGTCTGGTAATATTTCTAATAATGTTCCTGTACAACAAAATAATACGGTGGATAAAATTATGGCTAATAATATAAATAGAAATAATACTTTATTAAATGATATAGTAGGTATTTCAAATGTTATTAAGGGAGCTCAAGCTGGTTATCAACAACCTAATGTTGGTGTTACACAAGATGAAGTTAATGCCTACTTAAATGCACTAGAACAAGCAGGTCAAAACTTAACAAGACAAAACCAATTTATCCAAGATTATAGAAATGCTGTAGCTGCTGATGATAGAGCATTAAGACAAGCTCAATTTAATGATGCGTTGCAAGATGTAACAAATAAGTTACAAATGCCTAGCCAAGTATCTTGGGTATCTCCAGAAGGACAGTTAAGAACTATTAATGTTGAGACTAACGCAAGTCCTGCTAATAACGTAGCTAATCTAAAAGCACAACCAACTAATGTAGAGAGATTAGCAAAGGATTACCAACTATCATCTAACTTAGCTGCTGCACAGAATGAAGCTTTACAAAAGAGAGCTGAATTAGCTAGTGCTATGAGGTTAAGTCAAGAGACTGGGCTACCTCTTAATATAGCAGCTAATATGAGTGGTAGTGACTATGTTAATTACCTTAAACCAATTCAAGAAACTCAACAGAAATTAACTACGCAAGGTACACAAGGTATTATTGACTTAATTAAACAAGAAAGAAATAATATAGCTACCGCTGAAAGAGAAAATGCTAAGGCAATAGCAGACTTAACTACTGAACAGTATAAACAACTTAATGAAAATCAAAGAGCTATTCTTGATAACTGGATGGATTATAAGATTGCTCAAATAGATAATGCCACTAAGTTAGATGTTGCTAGACAATTAGGTGTCAACTCACAAGACCTAGAGAAGTTAAAACAATCAGACCCGTTAGCAGCTATGAAGATTAAAGCTCAACTTATTGAAGCTGCTACTTATTATAACGACCCAATAGGTCAAACAATGTTGAAGGATGTATACGCTCAATTATATCCTGAACAACAAACTGAACAAAACCCTACTGGTATGACTAGAGACCAGTTAGAATATTGGAGACAATTTAAGTAAGGATTTATTAGATGGTTGAATTTAATAGACAAGAAGCTATAAAGGGTGCTATAGAGGGTGGACAATCTATTGCTAATATTAATGCAGGTTTATCCTCTATAGGTCAAGCCCCTTTAAGTGAATATGAGCAAACTCTTATTAATAGAGACAGATACGGAATGAATGTGGTTGAAAGGTTTGGTGTAGGTGCTAGAGACTTTGCAGCAGGTCTTGCAACTATTCTCGGTAGTCCGTATGTATATGCTACTAATGAAAACTTTAGAGATACTGTTAATCAGAATGTAGCTAACTATGCAGGGCAAGTAGCACGTGGTGAAACTAATGTAGTAAATGACTTTGCTAATATGGTATTATCTCCTTATGGTGTTACTACAGAAGGTATAGTTAATAACCCAATACAATCTGCTAAGACCGCTGTATATAACGCAGGTGCTGACCCTTTTAATGCTGTGTTGGATACTATCACATTAACTCCTAAAGGTAGTATAGCTAAGGCAGCCTCTAAGTTAGATAACATTCCTACAGTTAGACCTATTAGAGAAGCTTTGTTACCTACTCAAAGAGAAAGAGAAATAAATAGTATACTTAATATTGGAGACTTAGAGGTAGGTAAAAGAGCTGCAAGACAGAACTTTAAAGCTGCTGACCTTGCCAACAGAAAAGGAATTGATAAAGCTGTAGAAGGTTTAACTACTGGTAAGTGGGATGAGAAGTATATAGACTTAACCCAAGAACTTAAAGCCTACTCGGATGAGATAGGTAAAGAGCTAATAGACTTAGGAGTAGACCCTACCTTTATTAAGAACACTGCAACAGGACAGTTTGTCTTAGAAAATCTAGACCCTAGTAGAACAAAGAATGTGTATCTACAGAATATACAAAAAGCTATTGAAAATCCTACAAAGGAAAACCTAGCTAATATTGGAACTAATCAAAAGACTTTAAATGAATTGGTTCAAAGAGGAACTAAACTATATGATGAAGGTAAGATAGCTCCTATTACTCAAAGAGGTTTATTTAAAGCTGGGGATAAAACCTTAGTTGATTTAACTGATATAGGTAAGGGTTTATCAACAGAGAGAGTTTATGGTTATGGTACTACTCAAGAAGTAGCAAGTAATTTAGATAGAGGTTACAGACAGTTAGTATCGGAGATAGAAAGAGCTAAACAAGCTCAAATATCTTTTGAAACTCTAGCAGAGAAGTTTGGCAATAGAATTAATAAAGCTGACGCTGCTAAGATAAGTAAGAATGAAGTAGTTATATCTCCAAGAGAATTTAAAGATGGGGTTAAGACTTTATTTAATACTGGTAGACAAAGTGAGATAGGTAACTTCACTAAGCAATTATCACAAGGTGGAAGTCCTTCTACTTTAAAGAAGTATGCTAATGATTTATACGTAGTACCTAAGAGAGACCTAGAAGCCTTTACAAACAGAGTTAAAGGTCTTGACCCTAATAGTACAGTAGGAAAGATTTCAGCTGCTGTTAAACCGTTAATGGGTGCGTTTAAATCAAGCGTATTAGTTAAACCTCAATATATTGTAGGTAACAGAGCTGGCAACTTTGCATTAGGTAGTATAGGTGGTGCTGATTATATTAGTGCATATAGACCTTCACTACAAAAGTATTTACCAGAATACCTATTAACATCCACCACATATAAAGGTTTAGCTCCAGTATTTGAAGACGTCCCTCTTGCTACTACCTTTAAAGATGTGACTAGAGAACTTAAACAATCAGCAGACTTATTAACTAACCCTAAGAGTACATTTGCTCAAAGATTACAGGGTGCTGGTGGTATAGTTAAATCTTCACAAGACTATTTAGCTAGACCATTATTCCAAGCTGAAAGTACGTTAGAAACTTTTGATAGAGCTGCTGTGTATTTCAATCAAGCTAAGAAAATGGCTAAAGAGTTGAAGATAGATGTTGATACTCTACTTGATAGAAGTCTTACAGACCAGAATATACAAAGACAATTGATTGATAGAACTAACTCTGTGTTAGGGGATTATGTAGGTAAGAACTATTATATCTCTCCTGAGTTGCACGAGCTTGGTGCATTATCATTCCCATTCTACAAAGTAGCTACTACTTCTAAGGATGTATTGATAAATCAATTAAGAGATAACCCATTAAGACTTCAAGCATTCGCTAGAAACCCTGCAAGGATTGGTAATGAATTAGAACAATTTGATGTGACGGTAGGACAACAACCAGATGATAGAGATATAAGAGGTGGGTTGACTGTTAAACCTACATATACAAAACGCTTCCCAGCTCAAAAGGTTTACTTCGATTATCATCCTCTATCCGCTCCATTCCAAACATTAAGCAATATATTACCTACTGGTAATCCTAATGAACCATCCGGAATTTCCGGAGCGTTGGATATGTTGAGTGGTAATATCAATCCATTAACAGGATTATTTAATGCTATGACAGGTAAGGACGCTTGGGGTAATCCAGTTGTAGGTTCTAATAGTTATGTTGTAAATGGTAAAGTAATAACTCTTGATAATAATGGTAATCCAATTCCTCAAAAGGAACCTGATGTATTAGGTGGGTTTACTGGATATTTGTCAAGAAACTTTAGTCCAGTAGCTACATTCTTAAACCAAGCATTATTACCAACGATAGCTACAAGAAGTGGACAAGTATATTATCAACCAACTAACAGAAGTATATTAGGTCAAATTGGAGATAATCGGATACCTTATCTAATGGAAGGTAACCCTAATAAACCAATACTTACTCCTATTGAGAATGAGTTTAGAGTAGGTGGATTTAGATTTAGAGATAGTTACTTCCCTTATGATAAGAGAGTTACTCCAAGAGATATTAATATGTTAATGAGACGTAGAGGTCGTAATTATAGACTACAAGAAAGCAGGAGGTAGAATATGGTATGGGAGATACCCTACACATTTATAGCTGGTACTAAAGCAAAAGCTAATGAGGTAAATGGTAACTTTACTTCTATTAAGCAATTTGTTGACCAGCTAGAAAGTAATTTAGCTACAGCAGAATTGGATATAAACAATCTTGAAACTAATAAAGCGGATATTAATGGTAGTCAAAATGAAGTGTTTCAAGTAGCTGACGCAGAAAATAATAAAGACGCTGTAAACCTAGAAACATTAAACGAACGCATAGCTAATAGTAAGGGAGTTATTAACGGATTTGACCTAGTACTCAGCGGCGTAAACCAAATAGTTCTAACATCAGGAGTTTGTTATGACTCCACTATGGAAGAAATTATAACTAGCACTTTAAATCTTACGATAAATACTTCTACTGTAGGCGCAAATCAAACACAATATATTTACGTTGTATACAATAAAGATACAAAGGAAGTTCAAGGTATCGTAAATGCTAACGCTACAACTCCCAGTATGCCAGTTGGTTTTGCTCATTTCCGTAGAATTGGTATTATAACTACTAATGTTAATGGTCACATAGATTACATAAACAAAGATGGATTACCAGACTTAAGAAGTAAAGTTGGTTTTATCGGAACCTACATAGGGGAAGCGGCATCTACTACGGTAGCAGTTAATGTTTGGTTATATGTTGCAATTTATCAAAATAACGCTACAATGCAAGTTGCCATTAATGGGCTTGAAGTAGCTCGCTTAGCTTGTAGTTCTAAATGGGGAACAACAACAAGTGCACTTATCCCTTGTCAAAAAGGGCAAGTAGTTCAAATTAATCACGCGGGTTTCGGTTACTTGGCTAAATGGTATAGTATGACATAGGAGAATATTATGGTAGATGATTGCAATAGATTAGTAGTAGAAATAAAACAAGGAGAAGCTAGAGGGTTTGGATTTACTATACAACAAAAGGTGTTCAATACAGAAACACAAGAGTATGAAATAAAACCTTTTGACTTAACAGGTATGGAAGTACACTTCCAAGTTAAGATTGCTCCTTACTTTAATCTACCTAGCTTGATAGATAAAATAATATCCGAAACATCAAATGAAGTGGATGTTGGTCTAATATCTTATCCAACAGAAGGTAAGTTTAAGGTACAAATAACAGAACAAGAAGCATTACGTAATCCTTATGATTATGCTTTAATTATAACGGTAGTAGATAAAGATACTAAGTATATTATATCTGGTGAGGGTAATACATCTGGTATCTTTAGAGTATGTAAACAATAGGAGATTAAAGATGGCGACAAACGAAAACAATCCTTGTACCTGTACTACTCCAGAATATACTATAATATTAAATCAGCAAGGACCTTCTGGTAGGCAAGGAAAAGCAGGACAAGATGGGATTAGTCCAACCATAGAAGTAGTAAATAATGATTATAGTAATTACCAACTGAGAGTTACTAACGCCACTAGTAGTTTTACAACACCGAATTTAAAAGCTAACCTTCCTAGTGGTGGTAGTACCGGACAAATACTTACAAAGAATAGTGATACTAACGGGGACTATGTATGGTCAAACATAAGTAGCGAGCAACTCTCAAACAATATTCTGTTAAATAATAAACCATTGCAGATACTTAATAAAGCTAGTATAATAACCGACCAATCACTCAATAGTTATATAGCTGCTATAGATGGTATAGAAGATAAAAATAGATATTGTAACGGGGTAATACTAACACCCAATGGACTAACTCTTGCTAATTTTTCGAGTGATGGTATATTAGTTGCTGAGCAAGGATTTGGACTTACTACTAAAAACATTCAAGCTGGAGAAAATATATTCCTTAGCTGTACAGAGGATAACCCACAAAAGCTAGTCATTAGTGGTACTACTGCACCTTATACACTTCCACAGGCTACAGCTGCTACTCTTGGTGGAATTAAAGTAGGTGATGGATTATCGATAACAGATGATGGAGTACTAAGTACTAAGGTTGTAACTACTGGACTAAGATATAAAACTCTAACTAGTACAGAATATGAGGCATTATCAACAAAAGACGCAGATACAATGTATAGACTTACTGATACTAATGAAGTATATCTAGGCACTATTCCTTTAACAGGTGGAGCTAGTGCTCAATATAAAACATTACTAATAAACAATTATGATAATGCTACTCAAACAAACTTAGGCGGTAGCACTACAGTACAAGTAACAGATACGGAGGTATAACGAATGTTATTAAATAATTTTAGAAGGGTATTGGTAAATACAATATCGGACGACCTTGGCCTATCTCAAATAAAGGGTATGACTGGAGAATTAAAATCAACTGGGGGTGCGGTGTTTAAACCCGCTGCCCAAGCTTATATGAAGTCTCCACTAATAAGTGGTTTAAGCTCCAATTGTGGTATTTACACAGGCGCCGGCAATTATGATAGTACAAGTATTCCAACTTCGCGTTTTACTTTCCAAGGGTGTCAAATATATTTAGGTACTGGTAATGTTACTCCAACTATTGATGATTATAAACTTTCAGGGGAGCTAGTAACTGGCTTAACATCTCAAGAAAAAAGTACAACTGCTAATAATAATAGTATTACATTTTCTGCTATGGCAACAAATAATACCGAAAGTCCTGTAACTATAAAAGAAATAGGGTTAGGAGGATATAATACTAGTAGTACACCTTGCGTATTCCTACTGACTAGAGATGTGTTGACTACCCCTGTAACACTTAACGTTGGAGATAGCAAAACATTCTCGATTACAATAGACTTTAGAAGTTTAACAGATACTACAGTAAATGAATAACTAGGAAGGAGATATTTAATGGCTTGTAAGAAAAGACGTAAAAGAGGTAAATAGTTAGTTATTAAATCTAAGGGTACTAGAAGGCGTTTCAAGACGGGGTAAATATATTTTATATATAAACTATCCTGTCTTAAATAAACCCTTCTTAAAATTGATTGTAGATACCTTAAATAAAAGGAGATATATTTATGGGATTATTTAATAACATTAAAAACTGGTTTATCAAACGTAGGATAGAAAGAATTAAAAGAGACTTACCTAAGTTTAAAAATAAACTAAGAACAGTACTACTTGTAGGATTACAGAAACTAGATACTGATAAGGTTGATAAAGTAGAGACTCAACTTATCATCTTAGGTATTCAAGCAGCTCAATCTTACTTTGGTTGTAATGTATTAGATGATGAGATTAAGAAAACAATAGCAGAAGAAGTAGTAGAAATACTAGGTAAGATAAATCGTAAAGCACAAGATATAATGGAGGGTTAGATAATGGACTATAATGAATTTATTTATGCAATAGAAAATAAACAATTTCCAAGAGAATACTTAAAATACGGATTGGCTAACGAAAATAGAAACTATTATTTACCTGATATGTATAAAAATTATATTCAAGACCCAGTACAACCTATGGTAAATCCTAAAATAAATAAAGTTTATAATGATTATTATACAAGATTTCCTGATGGTACTGATGAACAATTTATGAATTTACTAAAAAGAAATAATCCAGAATTGGTAAGACAAGCTCAACAATCCATCACTCCAGAAAACTTAGCCCGTATGTCAAGAATTAGAGGAATAGGAAAAACTGCAATAAACATATTGGGTAGAGGACTTAAGGCTATTGCCCCCTTAGGAGACTTTGTATATTACGGAACACTTCCATTAAGAACAGATGAAATATTAAAAGAATATAATATGTATATAGATGAGAATGGAAATATAGTGGGAAGGACTTAAGATGTCAATAGATATAGATAAACTGGATAAAACAAAAACATATGTAGTACTTGAATGGGGAACATCAAAGATATCTAAACTAATAGACAGGTTTACAAGAGAGTTTTTTCCTGCTGCTAGCTTTAGACCTTCCCACGTACTAGCTCTTGTATACAATAGAGGTTGGTGGATATACGAGAGCCATCTTAAACCTGAACCTAAGTATAAGATACCTAGTGGTACAAGGAAATATAGATGGCAGATAT